ATATTAAGTCAGTATACTCAGATAAGGATGCTTTCTATCTGTTATCTTTACCAGCATCTAATACTGTCTATTGCTTTGATATGCGTACACAGCTTCCAAACGGTTCTGCAAGGACTACAACATGGAATAATATCACTCCTACAGCCTTCTTTTACACACGTAATAAAGATTTATTGCTCGGAAAAGAAAGTTATATTGGAAAATATACAGGATCACTTGACAATACGTCTACTTATCGGTTAAAATACTACACTAATTACTTTGACTTTGGATCTCCAACAGCATTGAAGATTCTTAAGAAGGTTAACATGACCTTTGTAGGCGGTAATGGTGCTGATATTATTGTTAAGTATGGCTTTGATTTCAGTCCTAGTTATGTATCCAGAGTTATTCAACTAGGTGATGTATCAGTATCTGAATATGGTATAGCTCAATATAACATTGGTCAATATACAGCTGGTGTTGTTTACGACAATAAAAAGATTCATGCAAGTGGTTCAGGTAACGTGATACAACTTGGATTAGAAACTGATATTAATGACTTTGAAATATCTCTACAGAAACTTGATTGCTACATTAAAGCAGGAAGGACACGATAATGTCTAATTACACAAAGAGTACTGACTTTGCAGTCAAAGACTCCTTAGCTTCAGGAAACCCTAGTAAGCTAGTTAAAGGCACTGAAATTGATACTGAGTTTAATGCTATTCAGTCAGCAGTTAACTCTAAATCTGATAAAGCTAATCCATCTTTTACAGGAACACTGACAGCTGTAGATATTACCATGTCAGGCTCATTCACAGGAACACTTGACGGAGGTTCATACTAATATGGCTGATACTTTTGATTGGACAGGTTTACTGTCTAGTGGTATAGGTGCTTTAGGCACTAACTACGCAGCTAACCAAGCAGCTAACGCAGCCACTCAGTCAGCTCAACAAGCTGCACAGATGGCTCAATTCAGACCTGTAGGTGTTACCACTCGCTTTGGTAAGTCAGGTTTTAACTATGACCCTACAACTGGTCAACTCATCGGTGCTGGCTATCAAGTAGCTCCAGATGTTGCAGCAGCTCGTGAAGGTTTGATGGGCTTGGCTGGCACTGCTTTAGGTAGTGCTCAGCAAGTACAAGCTTTCCAGCCTAATGTTAATGCTCAAGCTGCAGGTTTGTTTAACTTGGGTGCTCAGTATGTAGGTCAGTCTCCACAACAAGTTGCTCAGAACTATTTAACTCAGCAGCAACAACTGTTAGCTCCCGGTCGTGAACAGCAACTGGCTAACCTGACTAATATGCAGCAACAGCAAGGTCGTTTAGGTCTAGCTACTGGAGGCACTACAGTAGGATATACTACAGGTGCTTCCGGCTTGCAAGCTACTAATCCTCAGATGGCTGCATACTACAATGCTCAAGCTCAGCAAGATGCTTTACTGGCTGCTCAGGCTCAGCAAGCTGGTCAACAACAGGTTCAGTTTGGTCAAGGTTTGATGACTGGTGGTTTGAATTTAGCAGGTCAAGGTTATGGACTGCAGACACAAGCTTTGTCTCCTTATACTGCTTATGTACAAGGTGCTACTAATATTGAGAACTTAGGTCAGAATGCTTTGACATTGGGTCAAGGCTTAGGTTCAGCAGGTGCAGCTCAAGCTCAGGCTGCAGCGAACCAATATGCAGCAGGACAAGCAACAGCCAATGCAGCTCAACGTGCAGCATTGCAGTCAACTGTGGCAGGATTAACAGATCCTATTGCACAGCTCATCAAAGGTTTGGCAGGTTAAGGAGACATAATGGCAACACCACAACCTAGTTTATTTGGTGGTTTAGGTACACCTGAAGAGATGCAGAATGCTCTTATGGAGCAGAAAGCTGTACAGTTTGCAGGATTGACTCCAGATCAGCAACTTAGCATGATGGGCTACAAGGGCGGTGCAGCTCTTGGTCGTGGCTTAGCTGGAGCCTTTGGAGTTGAAGTTCAAGATCCAGCTATCCAACGTGCAACTCGTTTGCGTCAACTTGCAAGTCAATATAATACTAACACAGCTCAAGGCTTGCGTGATATGGCTAATGCTTTGCAAGCTACAGACCCTGAGTCAGCTTTTCAATTGATGCAACGTGCTCAAGCAATGGAAACACAAGCTTTAGAATCACGTGGTAAAGAAGCTGATATTTTGTCTAAAACAACTACAGCTAAGAAAACACTACAAGATATGTCAAGTGTTGGGCAAGCACTTACATTGGCTAAAACTGGTAAGTATACGTCTGAAAGCATAACAGATTACCTTAATGGTAAAGGTGAACTGGTATCTATTGATAAAGAAGTTAAACCTACTTCTGAGTTTGTAGCTATTGCAAATGAACTCGGTTACGGTGCTAAACCTACTTATGGTGGCTATACGCCTGAACAAACTGCTAAAGTTAATGCTGAACTCCAGAATCGTGATGTTCAGAAGCGTATTGCAGGTGCTAACCGAATGTCTGTTGTTCAACAACAAGAAAGTTCATTTGCTAAAGAGCGTGGTTCTTTGCAAGCTAAATCTTTGGCAGAGGCTGAAGCACAAGCTAAAGCAGCAACATCTTCTTTAAACCGTTTGTCTAGCATGGAAGCACTAAATAAAGGTGCATTGATTTCAGGCCCATTGGCAGGTACAGCTATTGGAGCTAGTCAATTCCTATCATCTATAGGTCTTCTTAGTCCCTCTGCGGCTCAAACACTTGCATCATCTGAAGTTTATGATAAACAAGCTAAAGACTTGGTTATGCAAGATCTTAATAATAAGCTCGGTGGTGGTGTATCTGTTGCTGACCTTAAGTTTGTTGAAGCACGTATTCCTCAGCTTATCAATAGCCAACAAGCTCGTAAAGAGCTTATTGAGAAACTTAAAGAGATTAATACTAAGAAAGTTAAGTATTATCAAAATATGGCTAAAGAAGCTAATACTAAAGGTCATCTTAATGAGTTTGATTTTTCTCAGGAAGGTACGTCTATTCCTCCAGCGGGTGAAGGAGCTTTGGGAACTAAAACTAATCCAATTAAACTTCAATAAAGACTATGCCAATTTATCAATATCAAGATCAACACTACGATTTACCTGACGGCCTTACTAATGAGCAAGCTTTAGAAAAAATTAAGGCTCATTTAGGTGAGACATCAGCTGCTCCTGTAGCTGCCGTTGCTCAGCCATCTATGGTTGATGAGCTGGGAAGACAAATTGGCTTAACAGCCCGTGCTGGTGTTAAAGGTTTGTCTACAATTCCTAATGCAGTTGCTGATGCTTTGGCAGGCGTAGCTAACTTAGGTCTATCTGCTGCTGGCTCAGAACAGCGAGTTCCTTATCTGTCACAAATACAACAGGAAGCTATCAATAAAACTTTTCCAACACCTAAGGAAGGTTTGGAGCAAAAAGTTCAAACAGCTGCTGAAGCTGTAGCAGGTTTAATGGCTCCCGGTATGAAATCTCCTATAGCTCAACAAGTTGAGGGACAAGCACCTAAAGAGATTCTGCGTAGAGGTGCTACTGAGGCTGCTGTGGCTACAGGTTCCGTTGTTAGTGAAGAAGCAGCTAAGAAAGCTATGGATCTAACTGGTAGTCCTTGGGCTGCTTTAGCTGCTGGTCTAGCTACTGGAACTATTGTTGGTAGTGGTACAGGTAAAGGTTTGTATGCTTTATCCGGCCCACGTAAAGAACCTGTATCAATTGAGCAAATTCGTGCGAGAGCCTCACAAGGGTTTCAAGCAATGGATGAAGCTAATGTAGCATTAAAAACAAATGGAATTAAAGATGGTTTGTTACCTAAGATTGAGCAAGAACTTAAAGTAAATAACTACGATCCGGCTATTGTTTCAGCACATAAAGATATTCAAGATAATCTTAATCTGTTCCAAAAGATCACATCAGATCCTTATGTAGATTTTAACCGTCTTGAAAAGATTAGAAGTTCCTTTAGCAATATGTCTAAAGGCACTGATGATACATCTCGTCTAGCTAAGATTGTTACAAATGAGATTGATTCTTATTTAGGTAATCTTAAGAATACAGACACCTTATCTTTAAGCGGTGCAGATCCTAAGAAAGCTCTGGAAGCTGTTAACAAAGCTAGAGCTGATTGGAGAAACCAGTCACGTGCGCAGGTTCTTCAAGACATCCTAGATTCATCTGTGGCTCGTGTTGAAGGAGCCACTGGAGCTACTGGTGATATTATTAAACGCAATCTAGTTAATCTTACAGCTAACACTGAAAAGATGAAGATGTTTTCAACTAGAGAACAAAATGTAATTAAAGCAGCTGCTAAAGCCACTGATTTAGAAAGTATTTTATCTATTTTAGCTAAGTTTAATCCTGAACGAGGTGCTTTGCAAGCTGTTATTGCTGGTAGTTCTGCAACACAGTTGGATACGCTTAAAGGACAAATTGGAACTGGTTTAGCGGCTGGTGGATGGGCAGCTGATAAAGGATTAACAGCTGTACGTAAAAAAGAAGTACAGGACTTGATTAGTCAAATTGCTTCTGGATCATTACGTCCACCTAAAGAAGGTTTTGCTATTCCGGGATTATTTGGAGCAGCAATAGGATCTTCACAGCAACAGTAACAAAGATGAAAAAGCTAATATATGTCCTACTAACACTAGGACTATTAGCCTCTACTCCTTCAATTTCATCAGATAACTGCAGTGTACGTGAGTTTTATAACATAGCTTACACAATACATAATCCATCTGAGCGTCACTTACAGATGTCTATGTGGCTTACAAATCATCAGAACTTATGCAAAAGTTCCGACATGGTTGTAATCTGGAATAATCTATCTGAGTGGGCTGGGAGTGCAGATAGTGCAGAGTTACGCTACAAAGTTATCAGTGCTTATAAGAAGGCTGTAGAAAGGGAAGCATCCAAATGAGAATAGATGCTATTAGATGGTTTCCCATTGTAGAACCTCCAGCACTGCCTGATAAGAGTGATGAACTTACTCGTAGGATTGAGAAGCATCAAGAGGACTACAGAGCTTCACTTAAGCAGAAGAAAGTTCAAGATCAACTAGAGGATGTACAGTTTCAGTTATACCTTAAGAAGGCTGAGCAGAACAGGATTAGATTGGAGATATTCACTAATCGTAAGTTAGATTTTTATGTGTAGGAGTGATAATTATGGATGATATTAAAGGTAAGCTAACTTTTAACGTCACAATGATGGTAAGTGCTACATTGTGTGTATCTATTATAGCGATGGTTACAGCTTTCATGCTTGGTTTATGGGCCAAACAAGTTGACAACCACGAGATCTTCAAACTGATTAGTCCAGCATTCCAAACCATTGTTGGTGGCTTCATTGGCTTACTAGCTGGTGTTAAGTTATCTCATGACGAGAATCACAGTAAATGTTCTAAGTGTAAGGATTAATTATGTTAGAGATGTTAGGTGGTGGCTTATTAGGTAGTATCTTTGGAGGTGTCTTTAGACTGGCTCCTGAAGTGCTTAAGTGGATGGATAAGAAGAATGAACGTGAGCATGAACTTAATATGTTCAAGTTCCAATGTGACCTAGAGGCGCAACGTGGCGCACAGAAACTAGCTGAGATTGGCGCACAACGAGAAGCTGCTATTGATGTAGGTGTCATGGATGCTTTCCAGTCAGCTATTGAGCAACAGACTGAAATGGTTAAGGCTGCAGGTGGTTGGGTAGCATCTTTGTCAGCTTCTGTACGTCCTGTAGTTACTTACTGGATCTTGGCTCTGTGGTCTTTTGTGCACATCTGGTTGTCCTACAACGCATGGGCTACAGGTATGCCTCCAATGGAAGTCTTTAAAGTCATGATGTCAGCTGACTTTGCAGCTCTGGTATCAGGTACTTTAAACTACTGGTTCCTTGATCGTACATTGGCTAAACGAGGTCTGTAATGGACTTAAGTATCGCAGCTGAGCTGTGTAAAAGGTTTGAAGGGTTTAGAAGTAAGCCCTATCTATGCCCTGCTAATGTTCCTACGATAGGTTATGGAAGTACATACTATGCTAATGGTATAAAGGTAACTTTGCAGGATCCTCCCATGAGTGAATCTGAGGCTGCAGAGCTTCTCTTAAAGGAACTTGAGCACACTTACTTACCCGGTGTCTTGAGATACTGTCCTAGTTTAGCTACAGACAATAAGAAGCTTAATGCAATTGTTGACTTCTGCTATAACTTAGGTGTTGGTAGATTACAAACCAGTACATTGAGGCGTAAGATTAATGCTCAAGACTGGAACGGAGCTAAAGAAGAGCTTATGAAGTGGAACAAGGGTGGAGGTAAAGTCCTTGCTGGCTTAGATAAGAGAAGGAAAGCTGAAGTAGCACTATTCTAAGTTTCAAACTTACAATTACAAGAAAGCCCTTTAGAGTTATTAGCTCTAGAGGGCTTTTTAGTTTCTAGTCCATTATGAACGCTAGTGTAATAAATCCGATGTGTAGATAGACAACAGGTACAGGCTCATCGTGCATCTTCTCATCTTCGTCCATGATGTACAGTTGATCAGCTTCTAAGCCAAACACTAGACCAGCTTTAGTTTCAAACTCAAGAGTCATTTAACTTCTCCTTCAACGACCGTGTAAGGCACTGTACGAACTGTAGGAAACTTACTCATGAAGTCTTCCCTTGTGATGTCTCTACCGATGTTAATCTCTTTAAAAGGCTTACCCTCTTGTTTGAGAGTAGCCTTCAAAGATATACAAGCTGGACAGTTATCCTTTGTGTAAACTGTAATCATTTTAGATTTCACACCCATTAGCAGTGCAAGCCAGTGTCTGAGTTCCTTCAACATTGTCTGTACGTTCAATGAACTTGTCCCAGTCAATACCTAATGGCATCTTAGCTACCATGTCGTGATACTCAAACTCGGTCATGGACTCATAAGGAGCTTGTCGATATGTGCCTCCGTCCATTGGAAGGAAACTCACACCTGTAATCTCATCAAAGTTATTCCACACCCAAGCTCCAACTTCAGGCCACTCATTCTCGTTCACTGAGATAGTCACTGAAGGCTTATGCTCACAGTAGTGACGCTGAAACAGCAACCACAGACGCAAGTGCTTAATAGCATTCAAGTCCTCACGCAGTACAGCACCTTTCTCAACTCGCATTGGGAAGCTAAACACTGTAGTACTCTCAGGCTTCATCACACAAGGCTCAGCTGGAAATCCTTGAGCTTTCAAGAAGTCAGTCAGAGGGTCTTTGTTATCAGATCGTACACGACGAATAAAGTACTGACTGTGCTGAGGATGGATACCACTAGCAGTGCCTGTAAGCTGCGAGACAGTCCCTTCTGGCTTAATTGCAGTGATGGCAGCACTACGATTAATCCCGATAGCGTCAGCCAGCTCAGCGTTAGTATCAATAGCCACATTCTTCAGGCCTTCCAAGATAGCAGGTAATTCAGCATTATCAGGGTCATTCAACAAGACATTATCCAAGATACCTGTCATTGATACACCCAACAAACGCTCCTCTTCAGTGTTTGTCTGCCACACCTTACGCAGGTATGGGAAGTGAGTCATCGTCGATTGAAAAGTCCCCAGAATAGTTGCCAAGCGCACTTTATTCCGTAGAGTATCCACACTATCGCTGCTCCGCACAATAACAGAAGACAGATTACAAAATTGATAAGGTCTAAGGATAATCTCACTGCAAGGGTTTGTACCCCACTCTTTACCCAGTTCCCTACGTCCATTCTTAGCTGCTTGAAGTTCACTTGCATAACGATTAAAGATACCTCGCTCTCCTGAATGTGATTCATAAATGCTTGACCATTCACGCATGAACTTACCTACATCAGGCTTAACTTCGTAGATGGCACTGTTGTTAGCCAATGCACGTTGACCATTACCATCCCACCAGTTACCAGCTTTAGCATGAGCCATACGGTCATCACTCAAGTCTGATAGTGAAATCATAGCTGATCTGCGTACACCACCGACAACCACGACTTCTCCGACCTTACATAGAATATCATGTGCCTCAAGCGAGGTGAGCTTCCGTCCAGTCGCTCCACGGAACTTTGCAACCACATACTTGAAGAGGTCAACGAGTGGTTCTGGCCCTGATGCTCGTCCACCAAAGGTCTTGAGTCGTGCTCCTGCCGGACGTACACCCGAAACATCCCACTTAGGCACTTCTCCAGCGTATAGCAAGGCAATGACTTGTCGTAAGGCTTTAGCCCATCCCTCTTTGGAGTCTTTAACATTAATGACAGTGCCACTATTGTACAACTCAGTTGGAATCTCAGGTAATTTAGATACATACTTTTGCTCCACACTAAAGCCTACACCTGTACCGCATAACAGAATATACATAGCCTCATCAAATGCTTTAGGATCATCGATAGGCAAATATGAACAGTTATAACCTGCAATGTTCTGACGCTCTAAAGCATCACCAGCTGTCATGATGCTACGCATTGAAGGCATCACTTCCAAGTTAGTCACAGCATTCTGCAGCTCAGTGCGCATATCAGCTGGGATGTCGTAGTTATGCTTCTCTTTCAAGTGCTTGGTCATGAACTCAAAGTATCGATTGACTGTCTCAGGCCAATGCTCTCGTCGTCCCTTATCATCCAAGTATCGAGAATAACGGCTTTTACCGATGTATTCTTGGTAGGGTGTCATTACAGCTGTACTCATATTAGTCTAGTTCCTTTATTAAATATTCTTGTTTTTTCTCAATTACATCATCAAATCTTTCGACAAGATCATCACTCTGGATTCCTAGCAGTTCCAAGAGTGAGACCTCATCTAAACGTTTGAGAGCCTCTTTCAGTTCTTCAAATGTTATGTTTAACACGTTTATCAATCTCTCTGTCAATATACCACTTAGCCTTCTTAAGGTCTTCAATGGCATCTTTCTTCAAGTCACATCGCCAGATATATTTGATTGCATTACCTAAGTTAAAGCCCATGTGTTCAGTAACTTCAATGCACTCGATACCTGATGGATGCTCAGTGTAGTGCTTAGGTTTGTTAACTATATCGTCCTCTTCCTTAACATCTACCCATTCTTTGATAGCTTCACTTAAAGGCTTAGAATAATCGTTATGAATATAAATGTTCCTGTCTACCCATTTGCTACCTTGAAAACAATCTACACACGGATGAATGTTAGGGTCTAATTCGTTGTAGAAACATTTTAAACAACTTTTAGGATGTATCTGCTCAGCCATATTTCCTCCCGAGGTATTCAACACTTAAAAACATTTCATCAAAGTGTCCATCGTTAACTTCATTCATCATCAGTAAGCCACGCCAATGACGGTTACTAAGTTGATCCATATAAGACTCATCGTGTAGATAGTAACTGCCCACAATGATAGCACAGATAGGTTTACCATCAGCTCGCTTTCCATAGGCAATTTGTTTGCCCTGCTGATGCCCAGCGATGCAAGACATATGTAGCTTGTTAATAATGGCACTAGCTGCCCCGGCTGGTCTGCCCATAGCCCCAACAGGCCAGTAATGATTAAAACCCACCCCATTAATAAATACAGGATGTAGAAAACCATGTACTTCCCAGTCTTTCTCATATTCAAGATCCTTTGTAGATATTAAGCCTTCCAATGTAGGGTTGTTGTTAACAGCTCTATCGATACGGTTCTCATGGTTCCCTAGAGTCAATACCATACGAGGCTTGTAGACCTTGTGTTTAGATTCCTTCTGAGACTTCTGAAGTTCCCTGAGAGGAGCTAACAATAACTTCATAGCCTCCTTAGCAGCTTCAATGTCTTTCTTGTAGCGTAGACCTTCAAAGTACTTACTCCCTTTGATGTCGTGGCTACTAAGGCTTGGCATATCTGCAAAGTCACCTAGATTAACAACTACATCAGGTTTGTAATCGACAATGGCTCTACCAGCCCATATCAAATGCTCTAAAGGTACACCTTCTTTAATCTGACAGTCCGGTACGACTAAGATTTTCAATATCATCTCCTTCAACCGTTAATCGTTCACCTTCACGTATACCAGC